CTTGCTTTCGAGTTCTTGGCCAGACTGATTAACAATGTTAACAACTACGTTGTTACTTGTAGTACCGCCCATCAATCTGCGAGTTTCGCTTGCAGTGTAAATGCGATGCGATCCGGAGGATTGTAATAGCTCGGGGCCGTTTTCACCGACCAGCATAAGTCCCGGGTTTGTTTTCCCTCCAGCAGCAAAACGATTGCCCGTAAATGCAGAACTAAACGAGCTGCCACCGGCAAAGGACGATGTTCCTTTTGCAGCACCTAGAGAACCAATCCCGTTAACTACTCCGCCGAATAGTCTTAGTAACTTAGGCATTACATATTGTTGGAATGTTAGTTGAATCATCATCTTAATAATGGCATTTGTCATATCCTTGAATATGTCCCTAATGCCTTTACTAAACGACTTCGTTCCTGTTGCCATAGCTTCGAGATTATTTGTCCATGCAGAATTAATAGAGTTCATCGTACTATCGAAAGTAGACTTTGCTAAGTCAGCATAGTTGGTAGTCTCTTGCTTATACTGGCGAGCTGCCTCTTGTAAGCTAGTTTTAAGGCTGCGACCTGCAAGCTCCCATAGTTTTTGTTGGGCCTCAACAAGGTTCTTTTCAATTTGCAGTCTTTGGGTAGCACTTAACTGGGCCTCATTGACTTCACTACGTGCGTAATCGATGTATGATTTTAACTCTTCAGCAAGTAAAGCGTCCGCATCACTACGAGATAAACGACCCAGCGTAACCATATTAGTTAAGTGGTCAATGGTTTCGCTCGTTTGCGTGTATGCTAACTCTCTGATTTTCTGCTCAGTATCAGAAGCCAATTTTAGGCGCTCTGCTTGAGCTTTCTTTTCAGCGAGTTCCTTATCGCCTACGGATTTAGTGTACTCACGGACATTATCATCAATCTGCGCCTTTTGCGCTTCAGCTTCGACTTTGAGTAATTGTAAGCGGTCACCGGTACGTTCAAGATCGAGTTTCTTAATATCCTCGTTCATCTTACGGACACGAATAGTTTGATTACGTTGCGCCTCAGCTAATCGCTTTTGATACAGCTCTTCGTTCTTAGCTCTAACTTGGGCAGTTAGATTTGACTCAGCGAGCTTCTTAGCATTTGCTGCGCTACCTGCTGTGTCTGTAGAGGCGCTCGATGTAGCACCTGCTAATAAGCTAGTATCTACATAACCAGTAATAGCACCAAAATCACCCGATACGCTAGGCTTGCTAACAACACCTGTACTGGAATTAGCCCCAGTGTATCCGCCCTTGCCGTCAGAGATTACAATGTGATTATCGCCAAGGACTACGACGCCATCTCCGGCTTTAGGTGTATATCCATCGCCTGCATCATGCCATGCGCCAGCAGCTCTTGCTGCATCCATGATAGATGGAACATACCGAGGTACATCCTTACCAAATGCTTGAAGTACAGAGTCGGAGAATAGCTTGCCGCAATCTGTTGCCCATGTACCATCTGCACCTAACTCGTATGCCTTCCCTAGTTGCTCATTAGCTGCATTTAATACACTTACGGCTTCGCCAGTAGCGCTTCCGCCCAGTCCTGAAACGAAACGGATGATGTCACGGATATTCTTATTGTTGGATTCATACTGATTCTTAGCTGTTAACTTATCAATTTCGTATTGACTGCCGTCAATTTGTAAGCTTTGCAAGGTAAGTGATTGGTACAAATCCGCCATGCGCTCCACAGCACTCGTCAACTTCTCGGCCGCTTGTTGAGCTTTCTTAGCAGCCTGCTCTTGAGCTTTGGCCGCTTTTGCAGCTTCCTCATTTGCCTTATTGATAGCTTCGTTATTAGTTAACACGCCGCCGTTAGCAATCTCTTGCTTTGCTTTTTCAAGTTCTTCATCGGCTTTCTTTCTAGCCTCGTCTGCAGCTTCCTTTTCTTTAAGAGCTGCATCGATTCTAGCACCTTCCTCTTTGGTAGCCATGCGGTCATTTTTAATGAATCCGAATAAAGCTGAGTCTTCTATCCAATATCGAGAATCATGCGATTCACGGAACTTATCAGACATTCCTGCTGTCGAATTCGTATTTTTGTGAATACGCTTACCGTCAACTTCTACATTTAGATAAGAACCTGCGGTTTTAGATGCATACGCTGCATCATATATGTTCTTAGCTGCGAGCCCTGCTACCGTAGCCAATGTTACCCAAGGACCTGCAGCAGCAATTGTAGCTAATCGCATAAATCCGAGTGCGCTGGTTAGTGATCTCATTACTATGATTACTGCACCAGCTTCTGCACCGAATTTAACAATTCCGCCGATAGCTTCCTTTTGCTCGGCAGTCATTGACTCGAATTCTTTAGCTACATCTAATACGCCTTTTGCGTAGTCATTAAACACAGGAACCAACTCATGACCGATGGATACCGCAAGTCGTTTACCGGTATTTTCTAAATCCTTTAATTCGCGATTTAGCTTTGCGGATTTAGCTGCAGTCTCGTCGTCGATAATAAGCCCCATCGCTTTGGCACGTTCAGCCACTTTGTCCATCTGTTCTGCGGACATGTTTAGCATGGCGTGCATCTGATACCCAGTACGTCCAAAGAGTTCCATTTCGACACGAGTCTTTTCAGCGCCATCTTTCATGCCTCTTAGACGTTCCTGTATCATCTTGAAGACTTCAACAGTATTCTTGCCTTGGATATCTTCAAGCGTGTAGCCTAACTTACTGAATATATCAGTACTGAGTTTTCCCTCTGCCCGAGCGACTTCCATTTTCTCTTTAGCCGCTCCAACATTTTTGGAGAACTTAGCAAATGCACCAGCGCTATCTTCCATAGCTATGCCCATATAATTAGCCACTGCTAATAATTCGCTGGTTTCTTTTGCCGTAGCACCGGTAATCCCTGATAATTTCTTAACGGCTACATCCCATTGGATAGCCTCCTTGGCCAATTTAGCGCCGATGCCTACTACCCCGACACCGGCACCTATTGCCATGAGGTCATTCTTCATTTTGCCTAGGGCGGATTTGGCGCCTTCGGCACTAGCTGTAATTTTCTTGAGTCCGGCTTCCGTATTCTTGTCGGTCAGCTGAACAACAATATCAATTAAATTATTGGCCATTCTTGTGCGCCACCTCCAATTCTTTGGCTTCTAATAATACGAGTAAATCGATAAGGTGCGGAAGTGGCTCAATGCCGTAAGCCTTCGCCACTTCTAATACCGCTGGCATATCGAATCCTGCAATACCGCCTGAATGCCATCGTCGTTGCATTCGGCTTGCGTTATATACTCGCATCGCTTGTCGTGTACCATCTAATTGATGCGGGGAATTAAACTCACACTCCGAGCAGTCAAAATTCTGTTTAGTCTCACGTTGCATCTTGATACAATCCGAGCAGTATTTCGGCTTATCGGAGTTGAGCCAACTCCACGCATCAATTAGTTTTTTTCGATTTCAGCCTTTTTTTCATTAGTGAAACGCATAGTTTCAATTGCTAATTCCATAACGCCATCGTTTGGTGCTTCTGCGATTTCACTATCAGACATCTTATACACATTTTTCATAATCCATTCGGCTAAATCGCGATACCACAATAATTTAGCCGGTTCAGGGGTTTCTTCCGGAAGAGGTGTGTATAACGGATCTAATTCAGCCTTAATCAATTCGCTACGCTCAGCAAATGTTAAACCTCTTAATTTAATATCTTCAAATGCCATATGGGCACCTCCTAGTATTGTTCTTGATTATTAACTAATGTAATGATGGATGCGGAACGACCAGCATCTGCACGATAATATGCTTTAAATGGCAATTCAATATTGACGCCACGAGGACCATCGATGCCTGGAGATTGTCGTTCGTACACAAGTTCAGGCAATTTGAATGTAAGCGACCAGTCATCTTGTTCAAGTCGTAATTCTAAGCTGGATTCCGTACCATTAACGGCTTTGTTTAACAAGTCCTTGTTTTGGAAGAACGCTTTAATCGTACCGGAAATTGACACAATACCTGGGTCGATGTATGTTCTAAAGCCTTTACCGCCGATAGCGTAAGAATCACCATCCAAGCCAAAGTCAAAGTTGATGTCGCAGCTCAAAATATTGGCCACAGTAACTCCGCCCTCTTTGATAGTCGCGTTAAGATTTTGGAACGGTAGGAAATTAACTGCTTTTGCTGCAGCGTCGAATGTAGTAGCTGCCAAAGTTTCCTTGCATCCCATCACATCAACGGATGCAGTTAATTCAGCGTCACCGCCGAATTTAAAGCCTAATTTACTGATTCGCACACCTGCAAATTGTTGGAATACGTTAACATCTGGATACCCCTGTTCAATGGTTAATGATGGCATCGTATTGCCGATTTTAAATACGTGCTCGGACTTCTTGTTTGGTGCCTGGCCAGTTGTATTAGAAGTCGGTTGACCAAATGCAGCTTTTAGCCAGTATCCGATGTCGATTACACCAACAGGTACGGTCAAACTACCGGACGTGTCGATATTGCCACGGAATGGCGCTGCTGGATTGCGATCACCACGGATTACTGTGGAGTCGTTTAGGTTTTGGCTAGCTTTTACAGAACTAGAAATAATCGGAGTGATTACGCCACCTGTAGATGGTGTTGTACCAAAGTCCGATTCAAACGCAATCGCCACATGGGACTGAGAGCCCTGTGCACGTTTAGCTGTTGCCATATGCATTTCCTCCTTTAATATTCAATATTCCCGCCGATTACATGCGGGATTTCTATAGTAGCTGTTAAACGTCCAGTGAACACTGGGCGCCAATTCATGCTATCGAGTTCATAGTCAATGTCGATAACAGGGAACGCGGGATTCACCTTGCAAATGCATTCAATAATTAACTGCCCTAGGTCATCCGATTCTAGCGCTCCGTCGTATCGAATAATATTCTTAACACGAGTTGCACCTTTATGGACGATACCCCATACAATCATTAACGAATATGTGTAGGTATCAGCAAGCCCCTCGTTCTTATTACTCGGTAGTAATATGATGCAAGGGCAATCTTCTTCAAGCGGTGCTTCGACATCGTCATAGCCGACATACAGTTGCGCCGGCTTTCCGTATTTGTCATTGCAAAATTTAGTCAACGCCTCATCGTTCGCTAAGGCCTCAGCCCATCGTTCAACGATGCGCGACAGTGGAATTGTTTGTTGCATCAAATCACCTTACCTTGTAGTTCCGTCGAGACGCAGAATGCGCACCAGTACCATTAATAGCGTAGTCACCTATCTTAGCCTCGATATAAGGTTTAAGCTTAGGCTGTAGTACAGTTTTCATAGGGCCGTACGTGTGACGTGCAGGAATTTTGAACATCGATTTACCTTTTGGCAATGGTATGCCTGCAGCAAACAACTTGTGCCGCATCGGTTCCGTAATCTGCTTGGTGTAACCTTCCTCGATGCGTTCACCTAACCGTTTAGCCGAATTAGATAACCACCCAACTCGGACGGATTGCTTGCCCTTGTCATACTGGTATCCAACTGCATTTGATAACTTACCGAGTGGACTGTAGCCAATTGTCCTGGCGCTAATACCCATATCGAGTAAGGCATTTCGCGATTTAGAGCCCCAGGCCTCTCGTTCAGCTCGTCCGACACTTTGGTATGCTTTGCGAAGCTTAGCGCCGAATGCTGATTCAAATGCAGCACGTCGTGCGGGTGCCATAAAATTGGGATATCTACGTCCACCTGGTGCACCCGACCGAATGCCCTGCTTAATTTCCTTTTGCATCATCCAACCTGTAGACTTTAATGCCTTTCGCATCCAATCGGGTTTGGTTTCCGTGATGAAATTCAGATACGGTGTGGCTGTGTCTGTAATCGTAATCGGTTCGTTACTCATTACGGTCTCACCGCCCTCACGTTATGGACAATTTCGATGCAGTACATTGTACCATCAAAGTTGGAAATGTGATCAACGTACCATTTCTCGCCATTGATATACACTTCGTCTTTTGATCGTGGTTCAGGAACATCCTTAGCACGCACCCAAATCTGAGCTTTATCAGCTAATGCTTTGTCGACGAACCCGGAGCCCTTACCGTCATATTCACCGATTTCTACACTTGCCTTTATGGACTGACCTTTGTAAGTAATCTTTTCGCCGAATACAGAAAGCAGCGCATTAGGCTTATACCCTAATTTCATAATGCATTACCTCCTATGGAATGGGCGGGCATATGCCCGCCTTTATATTACTTTTCCACATTTGGCACAAGTGCGACTTCTAACACTGTAGTGCCTGGGCGCTTTTCTGTGATAGCTACACCTAATACTGGGTTAGTATCTGTTTTAGATGCTCGCTTTTGTGCTTTGTCAAAATACACATTATCGCCTACTGCAAAAGAATCAGAAGCCAATGCCGCTACTTCAAAGCAGCCTGTTACCTTAACTGCACCCACGGCATTAGGTGCGATATCTGTAATTGCAATACCATGCATTTTGCCGATAGGGACAATATCCCCTACGGCAATCATATCGGATGCTGTATTTTTAAAATCAATACGATCTAATTCTTGAATGAATTGTGCCATATCTAATTACCTCCTAAATCAATTACTAATTATTTACCAGGGTTTTTATACAAACCGCGGAAGTCGAGCGCAGTTGCGTTGCAATCCATTGCTACTTTGTACTCGATGCCGTCAACTTTAAAGCCTGTTTGCGATTCTAAACGAGGCGTTTCAACGCCATTTAAGTACGTTACTTCGATGGTTTGAACATCTGTAGGACGTGCGGCTAAATACCAAGCATGTGGATCCGTTAATGCTGCATCTACGACGATAGTGAATCGACCACTGAATGGGTTATCTGTATCATTATTACGAGCAGGGTCTGCGGTAGATTTAACCAATTGATAAGCCAATGCTTCGAGTTCTGGCGGAATAATCAAATATGTAGGTGCGATGTTCAAATTGCGATTTTCACCAATATGCTTTTGACGACGCATTGCCGCTACACCCGCAGATAAAGATGCAACACTTAATTCAGCACCAGCAGCCGCCAAGTTGCCTCTGTTAGTACCGAATAGCGCTTTACCGTCACTCAATACGGTATTACCTGTTAGCAACCCGTACACCATGCTGTTGATGGTATCCTTTGCAGAACGGCCAAATTTGGAAGCGATATCTTTGAACACACCCAAATCATCATTGATGATAGCTTGTCGTGTTAAGCTGAACGTACGACCGTATGTAAATACACGAACATCGTTACCAGCTTCTTCCAACTTAGAATCCTTGAATTGTCCGCCTTCAGGAACGAGTTTCAATTCAGCTGTTTCAGAAAGTAGAATACGTTTTGCCGGTTTGAAATCACGGTTACTACCTTTGCCGGTCCACGCATCGAATGTAGCCGGTGCGGTTTCATAACCTTGTACCAAGGATTTATTTGCTACGTTAGACAAAGCAATTGGGAATGTGGATGTAGAGTTAATCGCTTCACGTGCCAATTCCAATCGGTCAGCATAGTTAGCGGTTAAGCCTTCCCGAACCAAAGACTCACGAGCTAATTCCATCAAGGACATAGAACGAAGTTCATTTGCACCTGGTGCAGGATTTGTAACTGGGATGCCCGCAGACATCATCAAAGCGTCCTGCATAGCCATGCGGAACTTATCAGAATCTGCTTCGCCGACTTTAGTGATTACTGGCTTATTGCGTTCACGCAATACGTCCATTACTACCTCACGAACTTCGGCAACAGATTTGCCAGATTTGATGAATTCATCTACGCCATCAACTTCAAAGTCGCGGCATAAACTTGTGATTGTAGATACACGTTCACGTTCTGCCGCAATCAACTTTTTAGCATCATCTGCATTAAAACCTTTAACTCCGGACTCTGGTACTTCCGGTACTACTTGTGGCACGTTTTGCTCAGTGCCTTTTGCTTTTGCATCACCTTTCATAGGTTCCTCCTCATTATCTTCTACACTTCTGCCTACCCCTACAGTCGGATCTGCAGGGACGGATACAACACTAATCTCCAATGGTTCCCAATATGTAATTACGTATGCTGGGCCTGTAAACCGGCCATTGGAACTTTTAGAATCGGAATCGATTAATTCCTCATATCGACTTATGTCATATCCGACACTCACACCTTGTAATGTGCCTTTTAACACTTTTTGATAAATCTTTTCAGATTCATCATCTTCATCGAATCGAACAATCGCCTTGCCGCGATTATCTTCAATCCACACTTTATCGACGTGACCAACAACTGCGCTGCGGTCATGGTTGAATAGCAATGTGCCTAAACCGTTATTAAATCGGTCTAAGTTAACGCAGCCTTCGTCATGACACAATATCTCTGTCCCGAACCATCTTTCATATGGTTCTTCAGAGGAGAAGGACAATTCGACGGTACGGTCTTCGTTCGCTTCGATATTTGTAATTTGCGCCTCTCGGGCATATTTACCTAAGAGCTGCTTTGCAAATTTCCCCACTAGCTATCATCTCCTTTCATATCAGTGGCGTTATCATCCGCTAAATTCGTTACGTCCCCATTCATATCAAGGGCAACACCCAATTCCTTAATGCGGTCTTGTTCCAGCTTCCGCTGTTCTAATACTTCTTCCCAGTCCTTACCTGATGCACTACATACATCCTCGAGCGTTGTGAGTCCTGCCTTAATCGCTTCTTTGTTAGCATTAACTTCCTTAACAGGGTCAATCCAAGACCAACCTGGAGCTAGCCATGCTACTTTCTTATAAAGTTTTGGGTTCGCTGCATAGTCATTGGCCGGGATAATTCCCTTCAGGTAGCACGCTTCAATAAAGGCGCGCCATACAGGCATACAAAAATGCTCAATTATAAAACGCTGCATCTGCTTGAATGATTGCTGGTCCTCCAGCATATTCTGCCGAGCTGCGGAGAAGTTACCACTAATATTACGCGTCACTATGTCCGCGCTTAAACCCATGCCTGACGCTATGCGTCTTGTTTGGGTCGCTGAGTATTCTGATGCGGTTCCTGCATTTCGCTTAGGCTCCGCAAACGATATAGATTCACCTGCACGTAGATGTTGGATAATTCCTGGTGCCATTGAACGAACTTTCTTGCCTTTACTGTCTATCTTATTTGCAACCATCGGGGCGGTCCCAGTATTACTTGTTACAAATGCACCAAAACATGCGGCCACTCGAGCCGCTATAAGGTCAGCATCCATGTATTCATCTACGTCGTGAATACGCTTTAATACGAGGGCTAACATGCTAACTCCGCGCAGTTCACTAGGTCTACGCGGTTTATGTAATAAGAACGCCCTATTACTTGGTAATCGTGCCTCGTTAAACGACCGTATCCCTAACGGGTCTGTCTGGAATACGTGATATGCTATTGGTCTTCCATATTTATTAACTTCCACACCATTAACAATATTGTTACCGTTCTCGCTTACCGATACGGCTCCGATATTCTCGCCCTCGATAAGCTGTAATGATAATGGTATATCTGCACCTTCGGAGGTCATATTAACTAGGATTTCCCCGTCATAGACCATTCGGCGCAGAGCCATTTCTTGCAACTCGTAGAACGTAGATATTCCTCGGATATCCGCATTCTCCTTATCCACCCAATCAGACCAAGCATCCTCAATTTTCTTGTTGAGTCTTTCATTTAGCTTTCCTGCTTTGGTCTTGATTTTGCACTGTGGCTTTATTCCGGTACCTACTACATTCCGTAGTAACGCCAAAACGACACTCTCAGCAAGATCACTATTAAGTTCTGCTGCACGTGCACGACCTCGGATCAAATCACGTTGGCCTGATGCTACTTGTTCAGCTGTACCAAATACTGGCATCCAGTCGCCACTCAATCGGTCTGTTGACGCCGCATCATATCCACGTTCAAGCGAACTACGGAAATATGCTCTACGGGCAGCTCGTTCTGGATTGAAATATGCTATTACCTTATCGAGTATGTTCATCGTCGCTCCCATGACACGTAGGATGTCGTGCTATTACCTTCCTCATCATCAACGCGAGACATTAACTCACGTTCACGGGCGTATAATGTCGGCAGGTCATGCGTCTTAAATCGCTTACCACCTACAGACATCTCAGCGTATCCATTCGTCTCAATTTCCTCGATTATCGTTCGAATACGCTCCAAGTCTTCTCTTGCGCTCATGGTCTCACCTCCTTCTTAACTAAACCAACCTCGGCTATCTGCATTAAAGTCTTCGTCATCCGTATCTTCGTCCTCCTCATCGGTATCCAGGTTATATTCGGGTAAGTATTTAACACCTACCGAGTCCGCCACCATGGCGTTGTATACACACGTATCCAACAAGTGATTTGTTGGATGACTGGTTAATGGTTTCCATTGCACTGTAACTGCTCCGGTCTTTACATTTCGGATTTCTTGCTTTTCCTCCGACCGGAGGTGCTCCGAATATTCCTCTGGGCAATCCTTAAATAAATGGATTGTGCCAGTCTCATTAGCCGGACGTACCATACGTGCAAATATAAAGTCCTTCCAGTAATCGGTATTCACTACGTACAGCTTCATACCGCCGATGACGCCTTTCTCGATGCTGCTCATCTTATATGGCGGAGCTAGAGGACTGTGTGATGAATCGCCTTTAACTGGCACGCATACTTCTGGGTACTGCGCACAGTACTGATAAACTTCATCTGTTCGGTAGCCACTATCGATACCGGCCCTCATAATCTTACGTGCTTCACCATACTCTGATGGATATTCTCTATCAATGAGTATCTCGGTTAAGTCTGACCAACTACTTGCTTGACCATAATCAACTAAATAACTCGATACACCATGAGCATAGGCTCTAACCTCCCACCAGAAATGATCTTGCTGCACGTCGACAGAGGCGATAAGTAGTGGCGCATGCTGTGGCACGATACCGCGAGGAACTTCCGATTGCGTAAACACGAGGTTCTGCGTGCTTTTAGTTTTAGCGGACTTCCACGGTTCCGCTAGCCAAGAGTTTATGAAATTCATTAACTCACTTGGCGTATCTTTTGATTTGACAAACTCATACGCTACATCCCCGAAGGTGACCCATGGAGAATATAGAGATGATAGCTGATAGGCAACCGACCGGACAACTCGGACTTGTGATTCATTCACCGCACGCCATTCACCTTGCCGGAGCATATCCATCTTATGCTTATCATCAATACGGTGCTTACAATGTTCGCACTCATAATATGCGGTATCACGTATCATATCCGCATTGCCATGGTGTTCTTCCGGCCATTTTATCTGTTTGAATTTGAGGGTCTGCGACACCCCGCAATGCGGACATGGCACGTAATACTGCTTACGTTCATTTGCACCCATATAGGATTGCCAAATATTGCCACTTTCAATCGTAGGAGTTGACACCCTTACAATCTTCTTATCAACGAATGTCTTAGTACGTTCCTCAGCCAGCTTAATCGGATTCGCTTCCTTACCGGAGAAAGCTGGGTACTTATCAATTTCATCGAAGAATAAGTACTTAATTGACCGACTTGACAAGCTACTTGGTGAGTTCGCTCCTACGAGCACCATGTAATTCCCGTTAACGAAGTCTAACTCTAGTAGCTTACTGCTTTCGTCATATATATCCGCAAGCGGCTCTACGCTCCTAATCATTGGCTGTACACGTTTATCACTAGCGAATTTCGCGATAGTATCCGTCGGATAAACCATCATGGTTGGAGATACAGTTTGATGTAACGCATATCCAATCATATTAAGCTCAGCTTCCGTCTTACCAATCTGCGCCCCGAAACATAACGAGATGCTTTCAATAAGAGGGTCCGTAAATTTGTCCATAGGCTCCTTGAGATAAGGTGTCCGCGCTGTACGCCATCGTCCAGGTTCAGCAGATATATTAGTCAGTACCCTGTACCTATCCGCCCATTCCGAAACGGTGTATCTTTCAGGTGGCTTGAATGCCTCTAATTCCTCAGGGAACCAGTCAACCTTTGGACTTATCTTTTCCCGTGGCTTTGACTTTCGGCGTGTACTCGCCTGCGCGTGCGTAGCTTTCGAGGTATTCTTCGACAAGGCCATTCACCACCTTTTCTACACGAGCACGTTCTTCAGGATCCGTGAACTCACTTCCAATACGCTTACCTAATTTGGTAAATGATGTCTTCATCTCCAATACTCGGCTAGCCCATGCCTGTGCCACATCAGCACGAGGGACATATTCGCCATTAAGCACATCTAGCATTTTCTTTTCACGCGCAGCCTTTGCTTCTTTATAATCAGCTTCGGCTTCTAGCTTACGAGTTGATGCGGATTTGCTTTTAGCGTTATCACCTTTTGCCTGCCCCAAATACACGAGGACTTCTCGGAGATTCCACCAACCTACAGAGGCTTTAGGCATCCCTGCTTTATGATGTCGAGAAATAATTTCCGGAGTGACCCGCAAGAGATCACATAGTTGAGTGCTGGATACGAGCAGATTGCCTGCAGCATCAAATTTCACTCTCGGTTTTGTGTCCGCCATAGGTATACTCCTTTCTAAATTCGTCTTTCTACATTCAACAGAAAAATTTTTCTCACAGAGAGAGGACCATCGCGCGGGGGCGACCAGCGGCCATTTTTCGCTCGCGGAGTACCTTTTCCAAATTTTTATTTTCTCAATTAGGAATTATCATTGATACTCAATAAGAAAAAGGGTAGACCTCAACTAAGTAAGGTCTACCCCGGGGCAGTGCAGCAGGCAGACATATTGTGCGGGCCAGACACTGCCTGCTATCTACTACATTTACATTATATTAAATTAAGAGTGTGCCATTCTATGCCATCTTTCAAATTCAGCTATTGCTTTCTTGTGAAGTCTGTGAACTTGTCGCCACGAATACCCTAGTTCGACAGCTATCTGCTCCCATGGCAATGCATTAATGTATCTGAGATTCAGTACATCCCTATATTGTCCGTCAGTTATTTGGTTGATGACTTGCTTGACCTTGTTTCGAGAATCGATCAATTCATCCCATTCTCTGTTCAGCTCCTCCCTACATTCTTGTAAGTGCTTACTGATTCGTGGCATAGCATCTCCCGATTCACATATCTGTATGGCTTCTGAATGTAAATCTCGATTAATCGCATCCAGCTGAATCTCTAACGCACGCATTCGCTGCTCAGTATGGCGGACAGCTTGTAGTTCTTCTTTAGCCATCATATGCGATAGTCTCCATATTTACTGATAATCATCTGCGCTCGTAGTAATCCGTCAATGTATCCGCTTTCACGAATTCTATCATCTAACATAGGTGATCTCAGTTGTCTATTACGGGCTCGTATGATGGCAAGACTTAAATCTGACTGTATGGCACCTACAATCACATCTGCCCTGCTTCTACGCTTTTGCATCCTTTACCTCCATACGTTCGACAATATCCTCGATGGCTTCTACCATGTCTGCTTTGCATTGCTCAACAGCGGTAAACATCTCCTCACACATGGCATATGCATCATCACTTAGGTCGTCATCTAATCTCTCGGCAACGTTATCTTTGAGATTATCTACGACCTTAACTATGTCCATGACAAGATGATACGTGTCATCTAAATAGTGCCCTTTGTTAATTAGTAGTCGCTCGACTTTTGTCATACTGTTCCCTCTTTGCAATTTCCCGATTTAGATACCAACGGGCTTTTTTCAAATCCTTAATTGCATCGTCCTTATGCCCTGCTCTTGATACATACTTCACGACATTACCCAATCGATATCCTAATTTCTTATCTTCGATGTAATCGATAACCTCGATATTTCCTTGTGTATAATGACTTGGGTGGTTTATATCATCGCATTGACTAATTATGCGATTAGGGGATTTATCTGCTGTAACTTTACCCATATGTATCCCAAATTGATTCGTTACTTTTCCCAAATGCCTAAATCTTTCATCGGCTATATATCGCCCTAATTCCTCGCTAGCTGATAACTTAATAGGTGGCGGAGGGGGATTATTGGGTCTCTCATACAATCTACCTGGGGTTAGCCCATATACTGTCTTGTGTTTTCGATTATCAATGATATCTATAACTTGAATAGTCGTGTAACTCACTATTACCACGATGGCCCCGATTAATCCTGCCATTATAAATTGATCCATATTAATCATCCTTTCTGTATTTATCGATTCTTGCTTTTAGGCTTTGCAGCACATATTCCTGTGCTCGGTCTTTTTGGGCTAGTGCATCCATCATATCCTCATCACGAGTTCCCTCACATATTAGATGATGGATAATTACCTTCTCCATTTGACCTTGGCGATGTAACCGCTTATTAGCTTGTTGATATAGCTCAAGACTCCAGTTTAGCCCGAACCATATTACGTGGTTCCCGCCATCCTGTAAGTTAAGCCCGTATGCCGTACTAGCCGGATGTGCTAATAGAATATCAATCTCTCCAGCATTCCACGCTATCTCATCATCGGCACCCTTTAACTCACAGACTCGTAATTCAGTCTTAGCTAATGCAGCTTTTAATCGTTCGCAATCATGTTTGAAATTGTAAAACACTAATGCAGGCTTGCCGTTTAACTGTTCTACAAGTTCCATAAATGCCTCAATTTTACAACCATGTATCTCATGAACGTTCCTATCGCCATCATATACGGCGCCGTTCGCTAATTGTTGCAGCTTTGTAGATAATGCTGCTGCACTCAAAGCTGTGATATCTTCGCCGGCTTCAATCAACTCTAATACAGATGTGCGCTCCATATCTTCGTATGCCTTTTTAGCTTTTGAATCTAACTGCACATATTTAATATCGTTGATGACTGGAGGTAGCTCCAAATAGTCACTGGCTTTCATGGATATGCATAACCCAGATATTGCCGCCATGATACTATCATTTGAATCGGATTTAGGTTTATAGGAATACACCATTTCGCGTGACCTTTGATCAGGCTCGAAATAGTAATCTCTAAATCCTGTATACGTTTTCCCTAATGACTCACCGCGGTCTAATAAATACACTTGCGCCCATAGATCGATTAATCCGTTAGGGGCTGGCGTACCCGTTAACAACACCATGCGCTTGATGTGGTTATGCATATAGGCTAATGATTTAAAGCGCTTAGCTGTGTGATTCTTAAAAGAACTAGATTCATCCACAACTACCATGTCAAACGGCCATGCATTCTTGTAGTAATCAACTAACCACGTTACGTTCTCGCGATTAATGATGTAGATGTCGGCAGGTGTGTTTAAAGCCTTAATACGCTTTTTCAGGCTGCCTAATACAGTAGATATCCTTAATATACCTACACCGTCCCATTTTCGTGCTTCTCGTTGCCATGTAGCCTCCGCTACTTTCTTAGGCGCTATGATTAGCACTTTACGGATGGCAAATCTGGAGTACTTCAATTCGTATATGGCAGATAACGTGATAATCGTTTTCCCTAAACCCATATCCAGGAATAACCCTATCTTATTTTGATTAATGGTCTTGTCGATACAATATCGCTGATACGCATGCGGAATAAACTGCATTACGCTTTCACCCCGAATTCTTCCGTAAATTGTTCCAAATAGCTAGCCACTGCATCTGCACCTTTTAACACAAATACCTTTTGATTTAACTTTTGTAGTTCACGGGCTTGGACTCCCTGCAATCGTGAAAGTACGCCTTTGGATGTCTTCAATTCTACGAAATGAATAACACCATTCGGCCATATGACGATGCGATCAGGCACACCGACATTACCAGGGGATACGAATTTATATGCTTTACCTCCCGCGCGTTTGACACCTGCGATTAATTTTCTCTCGATATCTTTTTCTAGCATTTCTCACCTCTGAAATTCTTAAACGTTAACATGTTTACATACGCGTATATGAGGGTTCAAATTAAGGCTGTAAAGGGCGTATTTTTTCTTAAAACTCTTTGTTTTGATATTTACCAGTATATAATGTTAACAATGTTAACCAACCTATATGAATATAGATAAATACTGACTTTATGCGTTAACATAGTACGTTAACATTCTCCGAATTCGTTAACATTCTAATGTTAACCAAAATACTGAGAATGTTAACGCTTAATTGAGAATGTTAACACTATAATTTCAGTTTTGACTCATTGATTCTGAACCCTCTTTGATGCCCGTATTCACCAAATCTCATCAACTGACTTCCGCCCATTGTGTACGGGGAGTCCGCCAGTATTTGATTAATTTCCCTGGTCTCGATCTTCTTCATACGACTTGGGTCGTTACCAAAACATTCCCACCATACCTCTGCCGCACAAATACGGTCACGATATACTAACTCTTGACCCTCGGCAGGTTTAGCATTCATGCTAAGGAACGTCCTCCGGGCGCTACGACTCATCACATTCCAATTTAAAGGCACTTTGATTAATAAAAACTCATTAATCAGTCCTGCTTTGGTATTCGATTCCATATGCGCCTCTCTAGCCGCATCAGCCAGTTTTAGTACAGCCGGGTCATCCTCGATAATGAGGCTTTCCCCGCTTTTATACCGATACAAAGCCTCCGCCCATAACTGGTCAACTTCTCCCGGAAGATTAACAAATATATTCTTTCGTGGAGTCGTCATCTCAAGATCAATAGGCCAAAATCGGCGATTACCTGTAATATCTTTTAGAAATTCATATTGATTCGTGCTACCAAAGAACACACACTGCCGTGGATATTCTTGCGTACGTCGGCCATACGCTTGACGAAATACATCTACTTGACGACTTAAGAACTGCTTAGACGCATTTTCTTCAGCCCTCGAATACCCTGCCATTTCACCAGCTTCTATAATCCATTTACCTTGAATGCCTTCCGCAGCTTCTTTACCTTCAAAGGTATTTAAGCCATCAGCGTACCACTTCTTGCCCATCGTGCGGATAAGAGTACTTTTACCAATACCCTGACCGCCGATAAGAATTGGCATCGTATCATACTTGCATCCAGGCTCAAACGCTCGCGCTACTGCCGCCGTAAATGACTTTCTAGCGGCTGCACGGGTATATACATTATCCTCAGCCCCTAAGTAGTCGATGAATATGGTATCTAATCGGGCAATGCCGTCCCAGGATAATCCGTTAAGGTAATCTAGTACTTCATTAAATCCATTTTGCTCAGCGCACATGATGAGGGCGTCCATGATTTTATCTTTGCCGGTGATATCATATTTATTTTCTAGGTACCACCGTAAGCCCGCATCATCTGCGTCTGTCCATATGCGAAGTCCTGGTGTTGGGTTCCATGGTAGGGCCCCTTTTGCCACGTATCTCGAACCAAATCTATCATAGGCAAGTCTACCGACAAGCGCCGGATCATGGTGCATGATTTTAAGCATGTTATCTAGCGTGTTCTTAGGTCGACCATTCTCGTCGTACTTTAAAGTCGAACTTTTCATCCAGTCGACGTTCGTTAACGCATTAGGGTCAAGGTCGGATGTCTCAGCGTGAGCCGATACATCCGTGATAATATCAGCAAATACATTTGATGCCGATTCTCGGGCACGGGCCATGTTGAGTTCGTTAACGACTACCGTATCTTGCATAGCTAGTTTAGACATAGCCATGTAAGATGGCAGCTTATGCCCAGGTGTCCCATCCTTAGCAGTCTCGTCTAAGCTGTGGAACTTATGCAGTCGGATAAGGTCAAAGGCATTAACCAATTGACCACTACACGGGTCAGTATTATGGTGACTGAACAGGAATGTATCGTCATCATATATAACTGCCCCGGCTACCGTTGATCCAGTAACGAACGTTAAGCGGTCCTCGCTGCCGTCAACATCGACATATGCATGAGGTATGAATTTATCAATCGCCTCACGGATACCATATATTCGACAAAAGGCACCTACGATACCTGGTTTTTCTCTCGGATCAGCTTGCTTTGCAAGTAGCTGCTTTTCATGCTGCGACGCTTCCTTACCTGGTACTTGTGGCCAAGAACGCACATCTCGCCAATCAGTATATTGGCCGAGCATACCGTCAGCAGATAAGAATGCCTTATCGCCTACATAATATACATATTGCGCATTGTTTGGGCATGATGGCCAATACATGAGCCGAGAAGCTTCGAACGTAGTTCCATCCATCATACCAATGCCGATGAGCTCCGCCAGCTTACGAGCAATAGGCTCATACTCATCAGGTGTCATCGTTCTATCAGTAGGGACGATAACACGTAACCGCGGACGGTGCACCGTATGAGAACGGGTTGAGTAGATGACATAAGCCATGCCTAGGCTGTCAATCGTGCGAGCGACGTTCTCAGTTTCCCCAGGCGATATGGCATCCATATCAAGAGTAATCAGATCACGTCCAGACACGTTAATAGCTTTACGCTGCAGACCGTTTAACGTACCACCAACAAAGCCGCCTATGTCCTTTAGCTTGCTTTTCTCAGATTTTGGCAATCTGTGGTATTCGTCCACGGTTTCTGTTGTACGAACGGGGATTTTGAGGCGTTCACAAAACTCGGACCACAACATCTCCGTACGGGTCCATTGCTTTGATGTGCGACTCGCACCGATACTGATGGTAATCAGTTTATCGTTTTGCAAGTGTATCCCCTCCTAATCTTTCATATAATAGTCGTTAGTAAAACCTGCTGATGATAGTAGTAGTCCATCTGCCCAAGGTATATCAATTGAGAATATAGCATTAACATCATCCAATGTAGATTCTGCATTCTCCTTGTTGACTTCAAGTACAGCTTCATCGTGAATGTGCATAATAATTTGATATCCTACATCCGCCAATCGGCGCAGAGTCAAAGCTAAGCAATCACGAGCGACTGCTTGTGTGATGTTTTCGACTAATTTGCCTCCATAGGTACTTTCAGTAACCCATGCAGCATTTACCTTAGTCTTAAAATGTACAGCATCCTTACCGAATGCATTTTGCTTAATGCTTGGGCTTGGATAAAATAGCTTACGTCCACTCGGTAACTCAATCGTCATATAACGGTAACCGTATATTGGATCAATTTCCAAACGGAACATAATGCCGTGGTCAAGGCCTATAGGATTCCCAGTAGTAACGGTGTACACGGCCGCATTCTCAACGGCATACCACAAATCTCGTATTCTAGGCGATGCGTTGCGCCATAAATTTACGATTTCAGGTAATTCCTCCTCATGGAGTCCCATATCAAGAGCTCCCATGGCTTTTAATGCATTCACTCCGCCTTGATATCCGAGTGCCAATTCAGCGACTTTACCTTTTTGTCTAAGATGACCATTCTCGCCATGTTTAACAACAGGAACGCCAAACATAGATGATGCGGATGCACAGTATATGTCTCCTCCCTCAGCGAATACACGCTGCCGCCAATGTTCTCCCGATAACCAAGCAATAACACGAGCCTCAATGGCCGAGAAGTCGGCCACACATAATGTATTGTCCTTTTCAGCAATAATCGAGGTACGAATTAATTGAGATAGCGTATCCGATACATCACCGTATAGGAGTTCTAGCCCTTGACGGTTTTTGGTCTTAACGAGATGCCGAGCCGTGTCGAGGTTTTCGATGTAATTTCTTGGTAGGTTTTGCACCTGGATAAGACGACCCGCCCAGCGCCCGGTACGGTTGGCACCGTAGAACTGTAATGTTCCTCTAAGACGAAGATCAGCGCCCATAGCGCTATCAGTCATCGTATATTTAGATACAGATGACTTAGCTAGCTTTTTACGAATTGTAAGTACTTTAGATGCAACGTCATCAGCCTCCAACAGCGCATCGGCCACAGTGTCCTTAGTTAATTTTTCAAGACTGACATTAGTATTATTGTTTAACCAATCAAGCAATTGATTGCGGCTGTTAGGGTTGCTAAGTCCTGTAATTTGATAAGCCTCATTCATCAGCATTTCGCGATTTTCTTCATCAATGTATAAGGCGCCCTCAACCAATTCATGGTCAATGCGTACACCTCTACTATTGATTTGGATATCAAGATACCAATCTTTCCACGTATCATCAGGTACAGGGAACGAGGCTAATCTGTGATAACATTCCATCTCAGTCACAACGTCCTGTCGGTTGTACTCAATGAATGCATTCCATTTATCCATGTCGTGCCTAGGTAGATTACGTGTGCGGCCCCCGTTTCGCTTGGTAGGCTTACATGGTGTACAAAAGTACTTGATAAGTGCTTTCCCCGATGTGTCCTTTTTCTTATCCTGAGGTAACCCCAGGGCCTTGCCGAGTAAGGCTAGGCCCATAGGATATCCTAGGTAGGCACCGTGAATCATCGTGCACTGCCACTGATCAACAGATGTGAGTAACCCTGCACGATTTAGACACGTAATTTCAAATTGTGCATTGTAAGCGTGCTTGATTACATCTGGGTTTAATAAATCACGAATTACACTGTCAGGAATTACTCCTCCCTGCGCTAAATCTACAACTTCAACAGGACCAAAGTCGTAGGAATACGCAAATAGTAATATGGCGAAATCAGGCGATTCAGTATATTTGTACACTCCGAATGAGATATCAGTCGATGAATATGTTTCTATATCAATACTTAGATGCCTCATATCAGGCACCTATTAGTAAGGTTGACCAGTTACAGGGTTAATCCCTACAGGAGCCTGTTGTACAGATTGCTGAGGTGTCGTAGTATATGCCGGTTGTACATAACCCTGTTGAGCTGCTTGTTGTTGCACAGGTTGACCTGCTGCTACTGGAGCACCGGTATACACATTAGCTGCGCTACCTTGAGGTGCACCAAATACAGAGGATGCTGCAACAGGCATGCTGCCCAATGCTTCACCATCGCGTACCTTTTGAACAGGACCCAAACCACATCCGATACCAGTGGATTGATTGGAGTAGAAGAAGAATCGAACGAGTACATTGACATACATGCCAGAGTATACTTGTGTAGGATTTGTAAGAGGGTTACCTTGAAGATCTACTACTTCAACTTTATAGCTAGCATCTTGCGCTGCTGTAAATACCCAATGACCTTTACATTCAGGACCAAACTCCTTACCAGATTGTGTGTATCCATCGCCATCATGAATTGGTACTTTTGGCTGTGCTGGAACACGTGCGCCGAATTTAGTACGGGCTGATTGGATAGCAGCTTCGATAGCATTCATAAGTGCTTGATGTTGAGCTACATCAGTTTTAGGTAATAGAATAGTAGCTGAATATCTAGGTTTAGCACCAGGCTGTGTGGAATTAGCCCAAGGTTCTAATAGGTGACAATAGGATACACGAACATTTTGCAATAATACTTCAGTTGGTTGCGGAACGAATGACATAATTAATTACCTCCATTATTATCATTAGATACATTAAATATTTGCGCCGCAGTAGGTTGATTGGTAATCCGAGGGCGCTTATCGGATTCCTCAACTAGGGTAGGCTTGCCTGCTTTCTTAACTATCATGTCGCCTACCATATCATTAAATTGGGTCTTACCGATGGTCTTTTCCATCTGTGCCAATGTTAATGTCTTACGTTCATATAGAATGCTTTCATCGATACCTGCTTTGATTAAAGTATCTATAGCAGCATCAGTGTCTTGAAAGGCTCGACTACCACGACCCTCTACAGCTTTCCAGCCAGGGACTGTCACTCCGTTAAGGGATTCGGTGAGTGCGTAGTCTTTCATATCTTCGAGCCATGCAGCGACGTCTTTCCCTCGACGAAGATATTCACCGAGTTCTGTCATCGAGATAAGCCGAGGATCATGATTAGCAACTAGCGCACTGTGCAATGAGTCATTTGCCTCATATCGGGCTTTACATTGCTGCTTAGCCCTGCAGAATCTGCACCAGTCACCGGGTTCAAATTTACCGTTACCAGACATAGCCTCATCTGCGCGAGGTTTGACAAATGTATTACCCCAATCCAGTAATTCTGCTGTAGGAATTTCCCATTCGCTGATATTATTAACACGGGGCTGCACGATAGTCATTTTGACCGTATTGAACATATAGAGTAATCTATATGCATCAATCGCACCAAGAGCGTATAACATCATTTGCGGATTGTTTTCCGCATCAACAACTACCCCTTTTCCGTGCTTATAATCAACGATGTGCAAGGTGTCGCCGGATAGAATAATACAGTCAGCCGTGCCGAATCCATCGGGCACATAGCGACTAAAATCAACGCGTTTTTCAATGGCTACTACTGGAGTTGCCGTGCAAGCTAACATAACGCCTTTGATATATTCGAGGTATGTTTCCGAGGTATCGTCCATTTCTGGTTGCCACAATTCATCCTTTTTGATTTTGTTGAATTTGCGAGTGTATGTGGATTTAGCCATAGCCGTGGTATACTTCTGTAGTTTTAACTCACACAGTTCGTGTGCCAGGGTTCCTTCCTTTGCATATACAGATGTGCTATCGGGAAAGTTCTCCTCTAGAAGAGGGGCGGCTGTACAATGCAGCCACCGGTGCGACCCCGATGCGTTTAATAATGCATGTGATCGAGGTGCCATTAGATTCTTGCCCCCAATCCTCTAATTGCATTTACTAATTCAGGGTATCTGTCCTCAGGTACTTCACCCAAGTATTGAACACCGAATTGTGCCATTAATTGTTGCAATTCTACAGCTTTTCCTGCGTCAAGTAATGGTGCAAGCGCCGCTTGAATTTCAGGCAATGTATACTTTTTAACTTCTCGAGATACCGGAGCAGTAACAGGTGTTTGCACAGGTGCGGTAACTGTTTGTACCGGGGCATCAGTTGCCACGTTGACAGTTGGTGCTGTAATAGCTACTTGAGTAGGAGTAACTTGTACAGCTGCATTAGGTACCGTCATGGATACAGAGTTTGGTTGCATAGCTACTGTTGTAGTAGGCACACCTTGATTTGTATCTTGTGGTGTAAGATTAGATACGCACACGGACGGTGCCGTTACTGCAGATACTACTGTGTCGACTGTGCCAGGGGCTTTATCATCCATTGCTCTATCGCTATCTACAAAACTTTTGAATTGATTTAACACAGCTTTTAGCTGATTATATACATCTAGTACATTAACTCCTTGAACTTCAACTTTAATCATTCTTTAACTCCTCCTGAATATTAATAATTGATTGGTTGTAATACGATTCTTTTAACTCAAAACCTAAAGCCCTACGGCCCATACGAAGTGCCATAACTGGGACCGTACCAATACCAGCAAATGGATCAAGTACGATATCATTTGGATTACTCCACAATTCTATGCATCGAGCCACCGTATCTAGCTGTAGCGGGCATATGTGACGTTCATCCTTATTGTCACGAGCCGCTTTATAATTCAGCGTATGTGTTTGGCGGATATCGGCCCATACGGGATTAGCATATCGGCGCCATACTTGATGGCTATACATAGGCTCCGTATTGTATTTTTGCTTTTTATCAAACAAATCTGGATCGGGCGCAGGTCTTTCAATTCCTTTGATTCCCTCAGGTTCCTCTTGACCGAAAAACTGGGTAAACCCTTCCGGGTGTGCAATAGGTTCTGGATTGTCACCAGGTTTACGCAACGTCACGATGTAATCAGGCGCCCCCATTCTACACATGGCAGAATCTTTTATAATTTGCTTGTGCAAAAGCCCTAGCGCCTTTGTTCGAGTAGCCTCAATGAGAGGGTCTTTCCAAATCGTGACACGAGAATGCATCACGAATCCAGCATCCTGAAAGGCTCGAATAATGTCACCAGGAAAGTCTTTCATTCCGATAACACCGTCCCTGGATTTCGTGAGTGGTAAATCCATACAATGAACTGATACTAATCGCCCAGGCATTATTACACGATGTAATTCAGTAATTAAATACTTGAAGTGCTGCCAAAACTCGCTATCAGTAGATGAGTTGCCCATATCCCTATCAGAATTAGAGTAAACATACAAGCTACTAAATGGAGGGCTAAATATAGAGTAATGAACGCTATCATCAGGTAGCCCTTTTAGCACTTCTACTGAGTCGCCGTTATAAATTGCAAATCGGGACTCAATTAACTGATTTAGCACGTTCACGTTGTAGGTCCTCCTTTGCTTTTTTATTTAGCGCATGCAGCATTGCAAATCCAAAAAAGGCGGCTACTCCTTTATTCATGCCAGCATCAACGGCTAATCTAATTGATTTAGCTGCTTTTAATTCATTGATGTGGATGACTCTTATGTTATGATCCTTAGCATAAGCTAATTCCAAGTTGCACCCGGTTGAGTTCTCCCAGCCGTTGCACATTACGATTGCATCGCAACCACTTAGAAGGTTAATACACCAGCCTATGCCGGTATCATAATCAACCTTGTTATATAAATGCCCAAACATATGTATAGGTGATAGGAATATATTATGCGTATCAGTACCAAAAGCTTCCTTTATTGGAAATACACCCATATCTTCCTGCAGCCACTTTAATACAGAGTCAGCATTCTTTTTGTTTTTAGCCAACCCTCCGAATGGATGGCTAACGTAAATTTTAGTCATATAACAGCCCTCATTTCTGCCCAGTTAGGTAACACCATCGGCACACACGGATTGTATTCCGTTGATTCCCGTCTAGTTTTAGATAATTCAGTACGAACAGCGTCACGGGTTAGCGCAATCATAGCATCCCTCATTTTTATAGCATCCGCTTCCTTACGTTCGATATTCTCTTTAACCGCGCCTTCCTTTTCGGAAATTACGATATAGGCGTTCACTTCATGCTTCTGGCCAAATCGCCAACATCGGCGAAGTGCCTGATAATACTGCTCGTAGCTATCAGATAGCCCAACAAATATCATATTGTGGCAGTTTTGCCAGTTCATTCCGAATCCAGCGATACTTGGTTTTGTTACCAAGCATTTTAGGAAACCAGAACCAAAACCTAACATCATGCCCTGTTTTCGAGTTGCCTTATCACTACCTTTGACATCCTCTGCGAGATCAATTATTTCTTTCAAAGTAGTCGATTCATCGTTAAGGTCACACCATACTAGCCATTGCTCATTAGATGCATTGACTAAATCAGCTGCTGCTCTACATCTTGATTCAAGAGATGCTTTGCGGGCTCTGCGGCGTTCCAGTAAGGATAAAGTAGGGACATCCTCACCCGTTTTATCAACAACAATTTCATGCACGTGTAACTCAGGTAACTCATATCCGTCATCGTCGTATCCCAGGGATGCCGGATTATCTAGCACTACTGCCCATGACGCCATCCACTCCCAAAAGGTATTTTCTGCATGACCTTTTAATCGCCATTTAGCGGTATCGCTACCATCATGCGTGAAATACATGGATAGCATCTCATTACGGCTCATGATGCCTAGGAACTCCGCATGATTGCCAAGTTCCATATAGTCATTCGGTGCGGGTGTTGCCGTACACGCTAGCCGATATGGCGTATTACTGAATCGATTAATCAAATCCGTACGCACTTTACCAGTGAATGATTTTAGGATACTCGATTCATCCAACACGACACCTATTAGATTGTCGGTGTTGAAGCGTCCTAATTTCTCGTAATTTGTAATATTAACGCCTGGCACAATGTCATCATCGGATTCGCATATAGTCACAGGAATATCGAAACGCTCACCTTCGGACTGTGTTTGAGCGGCCACAGCTAGTGGTGCTAATATGAGTACTGATCCACCTGTATGTAGATAAATCTCATACGCCCAGGACAGCTGCATTAAAGTTTTACCTAGACCGCAATCTGCAAATATGGCAGCTTTACCTTTTGCCAAGGCCCATTTAACAATATCTCGTTGAAAGCCAAAAAGATGTTTGTTTAGCATACCCGCATCAATAACAAATCCGTGAGATTCTGACATTTTAGACTTAGAGTTAATGAAAGCGTTATAATTCATCGACAGACGCCTTTACAGATTCATACTCAGCAAGTAAAGCCGAAAATTCTGGGTTATCTTTTGCAAGTAACCGATACATGGTCATACGTTCGGCGTTCTTAGCATTTTGTTCAAGTTTCTTTTCGATGTCTTCCAGCTTAGCTCGATCGCTTTCCCGCTTATCGCATTTAGAAGTATCGATAACAGAAATGACCTGTTTAATGACGTTCCCTTTGAAACCTTGCATCCGAACAGTATCAAGGTCTTTTGCCTTTTTCAAAACACGAGCAACGCCTAAGCCGTTTCTTGATTTAACAACAACCCAATCGCCAACACCAATGTTATCGATTGGAACATTTGTATCGGATTCGTAATATCTAAACCAAAATTCATCTGGGTTATGCACAGGCGTGTTATTTTGCCAGTAATAATCACTGGTATCGTAAGTAACTAATAAGAATTCCATAAGATATCCTTTCTGTGATATAATCAACGTAGAATAGTATTTTTCTAATTTGAGCTTGTTGATGTTGCCGCATCATCAGGCTCATTTTTCATGCCCAAATTCTCGCATTCATCAGGAATGCAATAATCCTTATTCGGACAAGTCGTACAGTCTCGCAATTTAATCACCGCCTTTCAAAGCACTTAAATCTGGCACCATCTCCGGCTTCCTATTTTCCCATGTGTAATAATCTAGACCTGCTTCTCTTAACGCATCTGCAGCAGCGCGTCCGGTTTGAGCTTCATCAATAATTCTGTAAGCGCTTTGTCTGGCGTTGCGTACTTTTGCTAGTCGTTCCACGAACGGCTTTAAGAGTTCATAAATAGCAGCCCATTCTTTTGGCGGCTTATGATAGCAACTTTTACATCGACTAATCATACGATCTATTAAAAATTCCGAAGTCGGCATACTAGCTAAAACGCTATCACCAAACCCCGCTTGCTTAATTTCTTTAGCCGCTTTCCGAGCTTCAAATAAAGCCTCTTCTAGACGTTTAAAAGCATCTAGCGACCTAATTTCTTTGGTCAACAAAGCTTCATATTCTTTTTCAATTGCATCGGTTTTATCAAGACTGACACGAGATACGAAGTCTCTTACCTTTTGTTTACTGATATAAGGTTTTGCCATTTTCTTCCTCCTTTTAGTTGTAATATGGATTCTTGCAATATTTCCCGTGAGTTCTTACTTTAGCGGTATACACAACGTCTTCACGTTCCTCGGCATCCATTTCGGATTTATCTTTATAAAAGCCATAAATGGATATGGTCAAACCTATGAGCGCCTGTACTCCAAACTGTATATATCCTATCTGGTCGAGTTCCAGGGAACCCATAGATCCGGCGATAAGGAATGTACCAAATAACATGTAGCCCATTACTCATCGTCCTCCTATAACATCATCATTGATAAAATAGATGCTACTGCTGCTGCAGCTAAGCTCAAATGCATTCCTGCGTCAATCCATGTCATGATTAATTCCTCCTAATGAATTCCAGCGGATTTAAACTCCGCATCAACTACTTTCACATCCCAGCCTAAAGAATGGACAAGGAATGTCCTAAACCCCTCTTTATCGATGACAAAGCTACGGGATTTCTTACCCGGCGACTGCCAGGCATATGCGAACGGAAATCGGTCTCTCGCGATGCCCTCTCGGGTTGCCGTTAGGCTAACACCAAGTACAGCCGACATTTGAGCGACCGAAATCACTTTTTTAATCATGTGCACTGCCCCCTCCTTTCATATAGCTTTTAAAATCATTCTGATTTCTTGGCCTACTTGTAAACGATCTTTAAAGGTATCTTGATTACGGAAATCATCCATGTAAACTTCTAACATCTCTCGGTATATAGCTGCTTTGAAGCTTTCTGGCTTTTCCACATCTTCTCGATACGGCTTTAGAATCGTAACTGGCTTACCAAATTCATAGTCGATAAGGCCTCTAGCCTTTAGCCGAGCTTTCATGGTTCTAATCTTACCGTTCGGCCATCCGAGTAAATTTTCTATTTCCCCGTTGGTCTGCAACCCGCTATCACGGTAAGCGTTATACAAAATTTCCATATCTGTCATTTGCTGTCCTCGTTTCTTTTTAATTTGTTATAATCAACTTAGAAGGGAGGTAGTTGCTGTGAGTATATTTGAATGGCTCACCCAATTTAAGGATGAGGACTCGGTACTTGGAGATTTAGTAAGAGATGCCCTATCAGATCCAGATTTTCCGAGAGATGGCGATTTCTTTAACATCCTTCAGTACCTTGAACATCGACGCGTACCCCATGAGGCGGTCGAAGCATTTAAAAAAGCATACAAGAGTTACGGTAAGACCATTTCAGTAGAGTAAGGTCTCCGGTATGGGATATTGACGGTAATAGTACAATCCACATTGTGCTTTTCCTCAATATCTTTTACCTGTTTAATGACGTCGCTAACATGGCTTTCATTAACTCCTACAGTTACGATATTTATTTTCATAATGTCCTCCTTTTCTTCAATGTGTTGCCTATCGGGTATTTCCATATGCAGATTCTGATGCGATTAAATCAGCCAACGGAATCTGATAAACTTTTGAGAACGCCTTTAAAGTTGCCACGCTAAGGCTTTTCTGTCTTTTGCCAGTCTCTAAATTTGATAAATAATTTTGAGACATAAAAAGCTTACTTGCCGCCTCAACCTGGGTGAGCCTTTTTTTATTTCTGGCGTCAATCAAGTACTGTCTCATCCAATCACCTCCTTTTATACCTAAAATATCTCAATTTGTGATATTAGTATATCTCAATTTGAGATTATCGTCAACAATATATTTGAAAAATATCGCTATATGTGATATTGTGTAAGCAGGGAAACTTTTAAGGAGGAATACTTATGAAATTAAGACAATTACGCCACATGTTAGGGCTTAGTCAACTACAGTTCGCCGAAGACTTAGGTGTTGCTCAAAATACATTAAGTAATTATGAATCTGAGAAGAGACAAATTCCTTTGGATTTGCTAAAGCGCATCGCGGAACGCTATGATGTTACTGTTGATTACCTAACAGATTCGGACCTGATAGCCGATGACCGCATCCCGAGGGCGTTAATCAATGAAAGAGTTAGCTCAGGTTTGTCCCTTCAGGACCTGTCAAAAATAACAAAAATCCCCAAGGAAGACCTTGAGGATTATGAGGCAGAGATAGAGCCCATTAATTTGTTTTTACTCAAAAAATTATGCGATGTGTATGGTAAAAGTTTGTCCCAGTTCTATATGGATAACGACCTGTATGATGAATATATCCCGAGCGTGTTTAACGGCGATTCAGACAGGTTTGAACAGTTCGAATCAGCCAGCCGTTTTGACGCAGAATCTGATGCGTTCATAGATATGGTTCACCTCAACAATTACAAATACGTACCCTCCGCAGTATCTGCAGGGGCGTTAACTAATATAGAGGGTATTAGCACCCTCCCTACCGTATCAGTCCCAGACTTAATGATGGGTCGTTACGCAGGCAATAAGAATATTATACTTATGTCGGTTAACGGTGAAAGCATGAACAACGTTATCCAAAACGGCGCTATTATCGCAGTTCTAACTGATGTAGAATTATGTGATATTCATGATGGCGATATTGTTGTTATTAAAAATGGGGGCGAATATACAGTTAAAAGATTCTACAATGATATCGAACACCAGGAATTTGTATTTAAACCCGATAGTAGCATACTATCGTTTAGAGATATTATATTTGGATATGATGCATCTGACGATTTATATTTAGTAGGTAAGGTTGTAATGTATAATGTAACTTTATAAGATCATTTAACAGAGGAGATAAACAATGAAATTCTATAAAATTTTATCTATCACAGTATTATTTGCAGCATTTGCTAGTTCTTCATTTGCACAATTTATCGATGTGACCTCGGATACATACAACAAAATATGGAGTGTTGGCCAATCATATAAGACGGACCGAAAATTAGAAAATCCTGTCAATTACGGTGTTGAACTTCGGAGTGGCGCAGGCGGTGCGGCCGTATTAGTTACACCTGGCACAATCACAAAGTACATTGCTTACTCTAAAGACGACCGCCTTATTTTGCCAGACGAATCTTTTAAAAAAGCCGTACTAAACAGTAATGACTATGTATACATAGCTAC